TATAGTGTTTCTTTGTTTCAAAGATAGAATATAGTGCTGGGTATCACTTTAAAGTACCCATTTAATTTAACTTAATGGAGATAGAATTATGGCAAAGCCAATGAGAGTATGTGATAGAGAGATAATAGAGAGATTGATATGTAATATGTATGAAGCAAACAAGACTGATGCGTTTAATGAGAACTATGAAAGTAGTAATGCAAAAGTAAAGATAAAGAATATGCAAAATGCTTTAGAGGATTATGAATTAGACCAAAAAGTATTGAGTGATAAGATATATGATTTAAATACTGAGCTAGAAGAACAAGTAAAGTTTTATAATGATGAGTATGCTGGTGGTACAGAAGGTACTAGTCAATATGATAATTATTATAATGATACTCAATTAACTTTTAATAAATATAATAAAGATAAAGTATCTATATACTTTCACTTCCCTACAAAAATTAAGCAAAGTATCAGAGATGAGATAGGCTTAGTAACTATGGGTGGAGACTTTGAATCTAGTGAGTTGATAGCCCAGCTTACTGAGAAGTTTGTCAAATGAATATAGACTTTACACATGAGATTGAAAGAGAAGTAAATAGTTTGTTAGAAAACGCCCTCCAATTTGGGGAGGGTGGGGACTATAGAGTAGCTATCAGAGAAGCAAAAGACTTAGAAGCATTAAAGACTATACTATCTAGTATGGTGGAGGAGCTTTTACATACAGGGAGATACTAATGAAAATAACAGCATGGAATATAGGTATTGTTTGGGAAGATGGTACTGAAGAAAAGATAGGACTCGTGCCTGATTGGGTATCAGCAAGAGTAGATGAATTTTTAAATGAATTAGAGGAGGAGTCTGATGAGTTATAACTTACTAAGTTTTAGTAACCCTAAGATACAGAAAAGTAATAAAGTTTATCAAGATTACTTGACAGCTATATTACATTTACATCCAATCAGTACCAAGATTTGTCCGTATCAGGACATTGCTGGGTGCAAGGAAGCCTGTCTTAATACAGCAGGTAGAGGTGGCATTATGAAGAAGGGTGAAACCACTAATGTCATACAAGAAGCGAGAAAACGTAAGACTAAATTGTACTTAGAAGCTAGAGATATCTTCATGTCCTACTTGGTTACAGACATTACAAAGTTTGTTAATTACTGTAAGAAAAAAGATAAGCTTCCTTGCCTACGACTGAACGGTACTAGTGATATACAATGGGAGACTATCAAGATAGATGACAAGAATATCTTTGAGATGTTTCCTGATGTACAGTTCTATGACTACACTAAGATACCTACTAGAAAGGTTGACAAGCATAGTAACTATCATTTAACATGGAGTTATAGTGAAGCGAACAAGAAGTATTCCGAATACTTTAAGACTATTGATTACAACATAGCTGTAGTATTCAGTGGTGATATGCCTATCTACTTCAAAGGTAGAGAGGTTGTTAATGGTGATGAGACAGACATGAGGTTCTTTGATAAACCTAATGTAGTTGTCGGACTCAAAGCAAAAGGTAAAGCCAAACAAGATAGTAGTGGCTTTGTAATACATACAATATAGGAGACAGTATGAACATAACAAATAACGAGTTGGCTAAGTTGCTTAGAGATAAGCTAGAACAAGACGGAGTATCTAAAGAATTTTTAGATGAGAAGTTTATAATTTTAACTGATGATGAGGAGGTAGGTGATGAACAAACATAAAGAATTTTACAATGCAATAGAAAGAGAATTAGTAGACAAAAAAGAAAGAGTTTCTTTAAAACAATTAGAATACTACATAAAAAATGGGACAGCATATTTTTATCCTAAAAGATTTTCTATAACAGAATTAAAATATTTTATTTTAGAATTAATAAACTCATCTATCAATCAAGATATGACAATAAAAGAAGTAAGAGAAATGATAAATGAACACGAAAGTCTTTATGATATCAATGATGTTTCTATTTACCCTGAAGCAAGAGGAGATGTTTATTTATCAGACGGTATTTATTTAAGAGCAGACGGTTCGTCTTATGATGAAAGGAGATAACATGAGTAACACACACAACGAACAAACATTAGAACAAATATATGAGCAGGTCTTAGAAGATGATTCTAAACTGTTATTAACAGAAGAGATAGATAAGATTTGTTATCTGTATGAACTACATGCAGATGATGATAGAGATGAGGTACTTAGCTTTATAGCAGAGAGTATCTTTTATAACCAACACACTATGGAGATAGCAAAATGAAAGCAATATTAATAAATCCTTTTAACCAAACAATAAAAGAAGCAGTATATACAGGAGACTTCAAAGAAATCTATGACCTTGTAGAGTGTAGAACTTTTGATTGTGTTTACTTAGATAATGTAGAGGTACTCTATGTAGATGATGAAGGTTTACTACAGGGAGATACAAAATACTTTTCTATAAATGGAAAAGTTCTTGCAGGTAAGGGACTGGTACTAGGTACTGATGCAGACGGGGAAACTATAGAGACAGGATTGACTTTACAAATGGTTAAAGATATGGTAGAATGGATGCCTGAAGGACACAGAGAAACACCTTATATGGAATTTACTGCATGGAAATAATATGAATACAAAACAATTAAAGAAACTTAGAAGGCTAGTCAAACCTATACAGGTAGAATGGTTGCAGTCTTTACTGTCCGAAGAACACGGAAAGGATATAACAGTTGATACTGTTGAGGGATTACTTCCCGAACAAACCCATGCCTTTGGTAAAGGACAGTTGCACCTTTCTTACATGACAGACAAATGGATAATGAAATATTTAAAACAGTATCCAAACATAACAACTTACAAAGAACTAATAGAGGTATCAAACAATGGATGAATATGAAATAGATGTAGTAATAAATGGAGCTCCCGATAAACTTAAAACTTATTGTAGCTCTATCTATTCTGCTATAGACAGTATGCTAGGCATAGAAATGGTAGAAGAAATACTATCAGTAAAAAGAACTATAGACAATAAGATATGGGATATAAAAGATATGGATGTGGCTTATCTTAGGCAACTAAAAGAAAAGATGGATGATAATTTATTAGTTGATGCTTTTAAAAGCGTGGAGGATTTGTACATTGACACAATACATTGATGAAGTATTAAAAAGAAAAGAAGCTATTGCTCGGCAAGAAGAATGGGATAGCATTAGCTTTATTGAGATAAGATTTAAAGATGGTAAGTGGCACACCGATACTACAGGATACAAGAGTGGTAAGGTTGTCAGAAAATTTAACGACAAAAGAAAGAAGGAGGAGATAGAATGGAATTAGATATGTCAGGGTTTACAAGAATGAGTACAGATGATTATAGAAAATTTTATAATTGGATTACTGAACATGGACAAGAGCTATATGAAAACAAATTAGCCTATGAAACTAGATGGACAAAAGGAAAAGATTTCTGGGTTAAACTAACTGATGAAAGTATTTACACATTAGATGATATAATGCTTGACATTGCAGACAGTATCGTGTAAGATGTGCAACATGATGACGAGTAACCAAAGAACTTTAAGCCCTCTATCTCCAATAGTAAATGATTTGGTTTGGCTTCAGTACATAACTCCGAGAGTAGTTAGCTCCCAACTCTCCCAATTTTTAACAAACTATTAACACACCGTAGGAGGTAAATATGATAGTAGATGGAACTGCTTTTTGGGCAAGCATTAAAGAACCCAACACAACATTTGAACCAATGTATACAGTCAACTTAGTTGTTGATGAGGATACTGCAAATGACTTTAGAACTCGTGGACATACTATAAAACAAATGGACGAGGGTTCTGCTGTAGTAATCAAGCGTAAAGTAAATGGTCCGAATGGAATGGTGAGGTCTGCACCTAGATTGTTAGACCAAAACAAACAGGAAGTTAATCTTGCTGTAGGTAATGGCTCTAAGGTTAGAGTGCAGTGTAATGAATATGATTGGGAATATGCAGGTAAGGCAGGGAAAGGTCTCGACTTTCAAGCAATCCAAATTATAGATTTGGTAGAGTATAAAGCTCAAGATGGCTCTGAGTTCTTTGATGAAGGGGAGGAGTTTTAATATGATTATCAATATTAAGAATGATGATGGTGACTTAGTCTATGATGTTTCAAAGATTGAAGATGCCGAAAGAAAAGCTGGTGCAAGTATATCTGTCAGTAAGATAGGTACACTGAATGTAGTAACCGAAGCTTTAAACTATGCCTCGCAAGGACATCAAGCTAACTTAGAAGCAATTCTAAATGATAGTCCTGAAGCTATGGTTGAATCGAATGAAGATGAAGAGGATGTAGATACTACTGACTCGAAGTAAATAACTCGGCTAGGTCTCAAAGCCTAGCCACTTTCTAATGGAGATAGAAATGCAACAAGAACGAACACAATTTATTAAACACAAATTACCATGCAACAGATGTAGCAGTAGTGATGCTGTTTCTCTTAACGAGAACGGCTCTGCTAAATGCTTTAGTTGTGATAGTTTCTTTACAAACTATGACGATGAATCAGTAAGCAAGGTAGTTAGTATGCCTAATAAACCCAAGCCCGATAACACATTCCTTACATCATACACTGGTGCTTATGGTGCTCTTACTGATAGAGGTATATCAGAAAAGACAGCCACTAAGTTCGGTGTCAAGATTGTTAAAGATAGAAACAACCAAGTAGCACAACATGTATACCCTTACTTTAATGGTAGTGAAGTTGTGGGTACTAAGACAAGGTACGTTTCTAACAAACAGTTCTCATGTAATGGAACTTTTAACGAGACAGGTTTGTTTGGTGAACAGCTGTATGGAAATACAGGTGGTAAGTATCTGACCATTACTGAAGGAGAGTGTGATGCTATGGCAGTACATGAACTCTTTCAAGGTAAGTGGTCAGTTGTATCTTTAAAGCGTGGAGCTTCGGCTGCTGTTAAAGATATACGAGAGAGTATAGAATTTGTAGAATCATTTGAGAATGTAGTTCTATGTTTTGATAACGACAAGGCAGGTAAAGAAGCAGCTAAAGCTGTAGCTAAGATACTTAAGCCGAACAAAACTAGAATCATGTCATTCCCCAACGGGTTCAAAGATGCTAATGAAATGCTCAAGCAAAAGAAATTCCCTGAATTTACACAGGCTTGGTGGAACTCCAAGACTTACACCCCTTCAGGTATCATGGAACTATCATCACAGAAAAATGATTGGTTGCATAGAGAAGAGAAGGAGAGTGTTGCGTATCCTTGGGAAGGACTCAACAAGAAACTATATGGAATGCGTAAGGGAGAACTTGTAACCTTAACAGGTGGCACAGGTCTTGGTAAGTCTAGTGTTACTAGAGAACTAGAACATCACCTTATCCAAAACACTACTGACAATGTAGGTATCGTTGCTCTCGAAGAGAACTGGTTAAGAACTGCTGATGGTATCTTATCTATCGAAGCTAACGATAGACTGTACTTGACAGAGAAACGCAAGAACTATAGTGAAGAAGAGCTGACAACTTTGTTTGATAAAGCTATACCGAAAGGTAGGGTTTATATCCATGCTCATTTAGGGGCTACGGATATAGATGATATCTTTTCCAAGCTTAGATATATTATTGTAGGCTGTGAATGTAAGTGGGTTATAGTTGACCATTTACATATGCTTGTCAATGTCTTATCAGAAGGTGACGAAAGACGAGGTATTGATATGCTTATGAACAGACTGCGTAGTCTTGTAGAAGAGACAGGTATCGGTATGATATTAGTATCGCATCTTCGTAGAGCAAGTGGAGACAAGGGACATGAGAATGGTGTCGAAGTTTCACTGTCACATCTTAAAGGTTCGGCAGGTATAGCACAGTTATCTGATTGTGTCATTGCCCTAGAGAGAAATCAACAGGCAGCCAATCCTGAAGAAGCCAATACAACCAAGGTTCGTGTACTCAAATCAAGGTACACAGGAGACACAGGATTAGCTTGTGGTCTCAAATATAATCCTGATACAGGCAGATTGTTTGAAGTATCAGAGGAGGAAACATTTGACAACGAACAATTCTAAAATAATATTTGACATAGAAGCAGACGGATTAAACCCTACTAAAGTATGGTGTATCGTAGCTAAAGAATGGAATGGTGTAGTACATACCTTTGACAATAGTCAGATAGCTGAAGGAATTAAGTTCCTAGAAAGTGCTGAAGTATTGATTGGACACAACATCATAGGCTATGATATCCCTGTCTTAGAAAGATTACATGGTGCTAAACTTACTAAGAATCTAGAAGATACATTGGTAATGTCTAGGCTATTCAATCCTGTTCGTGAGAATGGACATAGCTTGAAGGCTTGGGGTTGGCGTGTTGGTATGATGAAGCAAGAATCACCAGCAACTTTTGACGAGTACACCCCTGCTATGCTGGACTATTGTATTCAAGATGTAAAGTTAAATGAATCAGTATATAATTACTTATTAAAAGAAGGGACTATCTTTAGTGAAGAGTCTGTTAATCTTGAGCATTCAGTAGCTAAGATAATGAGACAACAAGAAAAGACTGGGTTCTTCTTTAATACTAAGGAAGCAATGATACTGTTGGCTGAATTAAAAGCCAAACAGTTAGAGGTAGAGGATGAAGTACATAACACATTTAAACCTAAGTGGGTAGATGATAAGTTAGTTACTCCATACATTAGAAAAGATGGAGAGTTATCTAAACGTGGCTTAACAGATGATGAATACAACAACTGCTTAACAACCCAATGTGTTGATAATTTTATGAGAAAAAAACTTGTTGAGTTTAATTTAGGTAGCCGTAAACAAATAGGAGAATATCTTATTGACTTCGGCTGGAAGCCTGTAAACTTTACACCAACAGGTCAGCCTATTGTAGACGAAGGAACTCTTAAAAAGATTGAGCATATAAAAGAAGCTAAACTAATTGCAGACTTCTTGCTTTATCAAAAAAGAATAGCACAAGTTACCTCTTGGATAGACCACTTAAAAGGTGACAGAGTTCATGGCAGTGTAATACCTAACGGAACTATCACAGGTAGGATGACACATAGAAGTCCTAACATGGCACAAGTTCCTAACTCAGGAAGTCCTTATGGAAAAGAGTGTCGTTCTTGTTGGACTGTTCCCGAAGGTTATAAACTCGTAGGTATAGATGCTAGTGGGCTTGAGCTCAGAATGTTAGCACACTATATGAACGATAAAGATTATATTAATGAAGTTATTAATGGTGACATACACACCACTAATCAAAAACTTGCCGGTCTTAAAACAAGAGACCAAGCTAAGACATTCATATATGCATTGGTGTATGGAGCAGGTGACGCTAAGATAGGTAGTGTTGCAGGTGGTAGTATGAAGAAGGGTAAAGAATTAAAACAAACATTCTTTAAGAACTTGCCCCCTCTTAAAATACTAAAAGAGAAAGTCCAGAAAGCATCTGAAAGAGGATTCTTGAAAGGGCTGGATGGTAGGAAGATATATATAAGAAGCCAACATGCTGCACTTAATACTCTGTTACAGGGTGGTGGTGCTATAGTCATGAAGAAAGCCATGTGTTTTCTACAGGAACTTATAGACTTGAACGATATTGATGCAAAGTTTGTAGCTAATATACATGATGAATGGCAGATTGAAGTCAAGGAAAGCCAAGCAGAATTTGTAGGAAAGCTAGGAGTAACGTCCATTGAACGAGCATCGGAACATTATAACATGCGTTGCCCTTTGACAGGGGAATACAAAATAGGAGAGAACTGGTATGAAACCCACTAAAGAAATGAAACCTGCTAAAGCTAATAGAAAGAAATTTGATATAGACTTAGCTTATGGTACAGTTAGAGAAGAGAAGATAGCAGAAATGCTAACCAATAAAAAGATAGAAGTAAAATCAGAAAAAGATATGTGGCAAAAGACAGGCAACATATGTATTGAATATGAATCATGGGGTAAGCCTTCAGGTATCAAGGCTACTGAAGCAGACTACTGGTTTCATAATCTATGTGTAGGTGACAACGAGTTCTGCACATTAGTATTTAAGACTGATGTACTTAGAACAATAGTAGATAAATTAGATACATTTAAAACTGTATCCGGTGGTGACCATAAAGCAAGTAGAATGTTCTTGGTTAACTTACAAAAATTATTCTCATCGGATGTTATTAAAGCATTCAAGGAAGCAGAAAATGATAAAGGAAAATGAAAAACTTGTTGACAATACAGAGTTAGATAGCTATAATAAATTTACGGCTGAGTCAGGACATTGGTATACTCAAGAGGGAGACCCGATGTATACTATCATCGGTGCTAATGGTAAGGAAAGAAACACTACTCTTAGAGATGCTAAGAAAGAAAAGTTAGTTCCTTCTGTTACTACCATCTTAGGTATGATAGCAAAACCTGCCTTAGAAAATTGGAAGATAGACCAAGCACTTAACTCTGCTCTTACACTAGAAAAAGAAGAAGAAGAATCCTTCAAGTCTTTTACTTACAGATGTAAGACTGACTCTAAAAAACTAGGTATCAAAGCTGCTCAAGAAGGTACTAAGATTCATGCCATGATTGAACGAGGGTTCTTAGGTGAAGGCACTAGTAAGACTTATGAAATTATTAAAGCTTACTTAGATGATAACTTCCCTGACGAAGAATGGATAGCAGAAGATTCTTTCTGTGCTGAATCAGGGTATGGTGGTAAGATAGATTTATATTCTAAGTCTGGTATCTTTGTTGACTTTAAAACTAAGGACAACTTAGAAGGCAAAGACCCTGCTAAATTAGTATACGATGAACACGGTATGCAGTTGTCTGCCTATGCTCAAGGCTGTGGTTTTTCTAATGTAGAAAGAGTATCTATATTTGTAGATAGAAAAGATACTGAGTTGATATCCTGTCACATATGGGATAAGACTTCTCAAAAGAAACACACTGCTATGTTCAATGCTATATTAGATTATTGGAAGCTGGTTAAAAATTACGACTCCTCTGTTACTAATGGCTAGAGTACCTAGAAAACCCAGACCTAAAAAAACTAATGTGCCTAAAGGCTATGATAGTTTATGGGAAGCCCAACTGCATCAAACATTATTACATGATTGGAAGCACCATTGGGATAACATAAACTACATAGTTAAGCATAAGTATGAGCCGGACTTTGTTAAAATAATTGACGGCAAAACAATATTGTTAGAAGCTAAGGGTAGATTCTGGGATTACGCAGAGTACAGTAAGTACATACATATTAGGGAGGCTTTGCCAAAAGACTATGAATTAATATTTTTATTTCAAAAACCTTTTGCACCAATGCCAGCCTCTAAGAAAAGAAAAGATGGGACTAAAAGAAGTCATGCCGAATGGGCAGAGACAAATAATTTTACATGGTACAACGAAGAGAGTGTACCGAAGGAGTGGAGAAGTAGTGAATTATAAATTCAATGAAGACGAAACAATAAAACAAATACAAAGATATGTTGACAACACTTACGACCAACACTATGCTTATGGAGAGTACCAAGCAACAGATGTTATCTTTGATAACGGACACGGTGAAGGATTTTGTATGGGCAACATTGTAAAGTATGCTATGAGGTATGGTAAAAAGAATGGACATGACCAAAAAGACTTGCTAAAAATAATACACTATGCTATAATGGCTATTCATTTACAGGACATAACAGATGATTGAAGATAAGATAGGAACTAAGCCTTACTTAGGAATAGAGATAGACTATGACAAAGAGAAAACCTTTGATAAGTTTAGTCTTGATACATTAAAAGATAGATATTTTTGGGAGAATGAAACACATGCACAAGAAGCGTTCGCAAGAGCCTCAGTCTACGGAGCAACCTTCAAGGGTGTCACGGATTTTGAACTGGCTCAAAGACTTTACAACTACAGTTCCTCTCGTTGGTTCATGTTTAGCACTCCTATTCTTAGTAACGGGGGAACCACTCGTGGGCTTCCTATCAGTTGCTTCCTCAATTATGTACCTGACAGTAGGGGTGGTCTATCTGCTCACTATGATGAGAACATATGGCTCGCTAGTTCTGGTGGAGGCATCGGTGGATATTGGGGCGATATTAGGAGCAATGGTGTTTCAACTACTCATGGCAGTCGTTCTACTGGTTCAATTCCATTCATGCATGTCGTAGACTCTCAGATGTTAGCCTTCAACCAAGGCACAACAAGACGAGGAAGCTATGCAGCTTACATGGATATCAGCCATCCGGAGATTGAAGAGTTCATTAACATGAGAAAAGAATCAGGTGGTGATATCAATAGAAAGAATCTTAACCTACACAACGGTATCAACATTACCAACGCCTTCTTACAGGCTGTAGAGAAAGACGAAGACTGGAGATTGATTGACCCTAAATCTAAAGAGGCTGTTAAAATAGTAAACGCTAGAGATATATGGTGGCAAATTATTCATGCTAGAGCAGAGACAGGTGAGCC